CCCTCACTACTGAAATTAATCCGGGAAAGGCATTTCAACCCTGTATAATACATATTATACAATATAAGTAGTGATTAATACATAAAATATACACATAATTCAATAAAATTGAATTCAAAAGAAATCTTCATACTCTTTGGGCAAGTACTCCAATTTCTTACAAGTTCGCATTGCCTGTGTGAGTGCTTTATTGCTCGTTAGCCTGGAAATTGCTCCGATTGAATGAAGCAGCATGACAGCGAATACATAAGCTGGAACCACTGAGCTCTGTGAAATGAACAAAATCTTCTCTCCTCTCTCATATGCCTGCTTATATTTCTTCTGTATGGCACATCCTTTCCTCACCACATTTTCTTTCATGAATTGCGTCGTCGGCAACCCGCCTCTACCTGCCCCATATGGGAACAAAAGAACAAATCCCTTATCCTCCTTGAATTTACGACTGGTGGTTATGGACACTGTGAAGAAATCCTCAAAATTCCCTTCAAAGTGCTTTTCTGCCGCTACAAAGATTCGGGGAATCACTTCACAAGTCTTTACAGGTAGCAAACCTGGAGCTAGGGGATCCATCAATGAAATGCTATCAACTGTCACACAAGTGGATAGAAAATCACTAGCTCCGTTCATCTGTTCACTATGAAACACTGCCAATTGTTGCATGTTGAGTAATTGCTCATGACCAATCCATTTTAAATTTCTCAACACTCTATTGCGGAATTCCTTGGCCTCTGCAACATCATGCAACCACAACTCACGCAAGATATTGTTGCAATTGTTTATGTAAGCCTCGGCCATTTCCAATTTCTTTGCTTTCACATAGTGCAACTGTGGCCATAAGCTTTCCTTAGACATAGGGCAGCGCCATGTGCCATCTGGATTCATTTTAAAAGATCGTTTCAAGAAATCACAATTCTCCAGGCGGCGAAATTCTATTCCAATCTTTGTTTTATCAATTCCATCAGTCACTTTAATTCCAAGTCCTTCCATGAACTTCACAAGGAAATTTCCATCAAACTTTGAACTTATCGCGTCTGAAACTGATATCAAATTGTCATCACCGTACACCACCATGGAAACATGCGCATCAAAATTGCTTTGAACAGTTGGGTTATCCGCAAAGCAATGCCAATACGCATACTTGACCAAGATTTCATTCAAAATGGAATTCACAACGACGGTGAGCGGAAAGCCAGAAGGGATACCGTTCTCAACTCTGTACAAAATTCGGTTGCACATGGCATACCGGCTGGTGCATGCAAGCATAAGATTCTTTATTTGAGTCCTAGACTCATCACTTGCTCGCATAACTCTGGCAATCATTTCCCCGATTTCATTCATGACACACTTGGGCAGAAAGCCATCAAACCTGCTATAATCACAACACAGAACATTGTTACCTTTGCTCAACAATTTATTAGCTATTCGAGTCCATTCCCGCGAATAGGGATTGACACCAACTTGGGCTGGTAAAACATCTCTTCTTTTCATGAAAAACCTAACGAAGTTCAAAAACTTCTTCCTTATGGCTATGTTGTAAGACATTGGAAGCACTGTGAATAGTCGACTCTTGGGCTCATGCAACACTTTTCTGATTGGTAAGCGCTCATCCTTGACGCATTCAATGCAATAAAGATCAGGCACCTGAGTCTTACTTGTTTCCTCGAACCAATTAATATCTGAGAGCACGCCTTCATCAGTGATTTTGAAATTTCCGCTCTCACCAGATACATATCTGCTCTTTCCTTTCTCGCCAGGACCACGATCTAGGCGATAAGGAAACCCCTCAGATGTCCCTAAAACCAAAGCATCAAAGAATTCGACATCTTCCAAGCCATTGATAGCAGTGTCCAAGTCTACTTCATCCATTGGAAAATCTGCTGAAGCATCTTCCCATACTTCAGTTATTCCCAGACACACTTGTTTCAAGCTGCCAGCATCAAAAGGTCCTGCCTCTCGTGCGTACTTGCTCATACCTGCAGCAAACGGATCGTAATCAGCATGAACTGTGCCTGCCAATCTGGGATCACCCCTTGTTAAAACACTAGGAAGTTTATCGCATGGATAATTCAAATGCCATTCCTCTGGGGTTTCAACGAATGTTGTCTTCCCGCTAGCTGCCAAGGCATGTTCTGGGTCAATAAGTCCCATCGCCCTGCAACCTGGACCCAAAATCTTTGGCTCAGCCCATTCTTGGTACTTCAGCACAAAATCTCCTTGACCCACTTGCTGATCCAAAAGAGCATGGTACGGCATAAAACTGGCACTTCCTTCCCTGCCATTGAATGCCACATGCATTCCCACAAGCTTGAATTTCCCTCCAATTTCCGCCATTATCAAAGAGCCACAATCTCCTGCCACAGTACTCGCCTCATATGTAATGCTCTGGGGAATCTCCCGCCTATACTCTCCATGTGCCAGTGTAAAAGCCTTGTTGTGAACCTTGCACGTGACGCTTCCCAACTCAGGCACCATTTGCTGGACCACTGGGTCATACTTGTAAGAAAAGAAAACTGCTTTAAAGACCTTGGGCAAAGTTTCAGCATCAAAATGAATTCTACTTAAAAGAGAATCTACGGTTTTGGGCATTGTGCTAGTCATATACAATGCTATTTCATTGCCCTCAAACTGTATTAACTTTTCCTTTTCCCACACAAAATAAGTCACTCCTATGCTTGAATCCAATTTAACCATTACACCTGCGGGAATAACAGCTAAACAATGGTTCACTCCAAAGAATCCTCTCCCAGGTGCTAAACAAACTTGTGTTCTCACATTTGAAAAAGTCAATGTTGCCATGCAAGTTTCCGCAATCCAAAGTGCCGAGTCTCCAAAACACGAACTCTGGCCTTGCCATGTTCTAGCACGAATCTTCCTATTTCTGAATGATCTTTCTGTGTTGTCCCGACTTGGCACGTCACTTTGCCCAGCGAAGGAGGAAACAGAAAAAACCGTTGCTGCTCCTGCTATAAAAGAAGCGTCCCCAGACACACACCATAAAGACTGTAGCGAATACCAAATGGCTCCACCTGCCATGATGGCAATTAATGAACCCAATGCCAGCTTCAAAGGCAATGGCCATTGCTTGTATTCCCACAAGTACGTTGCCCGCAAGTTCCTCTTTGCTTCTTCCAGACACTCCATAAACCATCCTCGGGGGCTTTGGACTGTTAAATACTTACTGAGCACGTGCAAATACGCCCTCTGCCATTTGGGCAGGTTGCCTATCTGCTCACGCATGTACACATCTTCACAGCTTTTTGTTGGCTCCAAGTCAGCACCAATCCAGCGTTTTGCCACGATATTTTTTGCATACAGCACAGCCAATGAATTCAAAGTGGGAAAAGCCTTAGCCAAATCTTTATACATCATGGCCGTAGACAGTCCTTGCTGCTTCAACTGAATTATGTCTTGCTTGCCCAATTTCATCCTGTCTACACTAACAAATTTCACTGATCCGTCTCCATGCCAGAAATAGCAATATTCACCATCTGAAATGAGAAAATGGTATCCAGGAAACTTCTCTGCCCCAAACTGCATGACTGCCTTTGGGGCAAATGAAGTGGCTATAACCGTAAGACCCACTAAACCCTCCAGAGCTTCCTTTTTGTCCGAATCCAATATTGGCAAGGATTTTAAATACAACTCCCCTTGTTCCTCGTGCTCCTTAAAGCTTGTGTACAAGAAAGACCAGAGCTCCGCATACGTTTCAAAAGTTTGAATCTCATTGAAAGGCGTTTTGGACTCTAACAGAGTGTAACTTTGATTGGCACACGGATCATTGGCATTGTAAGGAACTCCTGGTTTCAATGAAACTCTTATCACTGCATGCCTTCGTCTCTCATACGCCTCTGAATCATGAACTCCTGACTCCGGGTTGGCAGCAAGAAAATTACTGCTAGCCAAAACCAGTCTTGAGTCAAAGTACATCCCTTTCTCCGCCAAACCTGCCATAACTGTCGCATATGGGTTTCTTGAAATAACGTTGATAATTTCAGCTTCATTTGAAGTCGTGCCTGGAACAGCCCCGAAATCATCATACGTGACAACCGCATGTCTTTTGTAGCCAGACCAAAAAGGATCCTGCCCATTGCGAGCGTATACCTCACTCGTCCCAAGCTGTTCTTCTTGCAGCCAATTTATGGCGACCCTTTGAACAACTGAGGTTTTCCCTGTGCCAGAGGCACCTGTGAAGAACACCATAAAGGGAGACTTTCTAGTTGTATTTGAACCTGCCATCACCACTGAATTATGCAGCTCTATCAATTTCTCCAAAGCCTTGGTAACAAGCGACATGACCTGAGACGACCCACGATGACTTGATCGCAAAACTCCTGTTCTTATCATTCTGCCTTTCTCTATTAGCTGAGACAGTCTATCAAAAATCTCCCTATTTCTGGAGTTAAACTCGAGCATATAAGCCACCATGCAATCACATTCAGATAACCAATCTGCCACATTTTCGCCAAGCAAAATCGACAGGTCAGCCAGTACTTGAGATTCAAACCCAAGCACTCTATGAGCCAACTCACTCAATTTTTCAAACACGAAGTACACCATATCCCTTAAAGCTAAAATTCCATTCTTAATCTGAGAAATGGCCCCAAATGTTTTCCCAGTTTCTGTGACCGAACTTGTTGACCACGTTGAAACTAAATTGGCTACATCTTGTAGCATTGTTGAAATTCCAAATTGGCCAAGACCTGTCGGGGTTTTCTCATCATCTCGGCCCATCTCCTGCTCCTGCCTTCCCAATTCATGATTGAATAGCGTATTCAACACAACTTGGCAATTGGTAGTTACAAAATGCAACAAGTTTGTGAGCATGGCTGATTTTTCCAAAGCCTTCCCACACACATATGTAGCTGAAATAGCCGCCATTGCAGTTGTTAAGAAAAGAGTTGCCGCCCCACAAGGTTTGGTCAAAATCCCAATTGCAATCATGAATTTCTCAAGCAATGTAACTATGCAAGTGGCTGCCACGAGTCCAGCGCCCATGTACAAGCAATCTTCCATGCCAACCAAAATGAAATTGATTTTTCCATGCATCGTGTTGGCCCACCTTTTGATGACTTCCTTAATGTTTTCGAACCATTGAAACGCGGCTCTAATTCTAGGCATCCAAGCCGCAAAAATCTGCGCCATGACTGTATACACTTTGTCCAGAAATTCATCTATACTCTTTTTAATGGAGCCTGAAATAACTGCCATTATTGCATCACTAATACGAGTAGCATACTCGTACAATCCCTGGCCGAAGGCATAATGCTCAGCACCTTCCCTTGACGTCTGACCAACATCCTCAGAAATCGCACACTTCATAAGAAAATTTTCAACAATATTATCCTCTTGTGCCTCCTCTTCATCAAGCACTTCTCCAGCCTTCTCTTCGATGATCCTGCACGAGAACCAATTGACACACGTTTCATTGTTGTACTGCATCATGCGTGCACGATCATATCTTCCTGTCTCCACATTCATCACAACATGGCGCTTTAACACTGCAGCTCGGTATTTGATCGCAGCAGAACTTTGTATCTGCTCCATGTCCATACCTTCATTGTAGTCCCGAGCCATCTCATTGGCGTGGAAGAAACATAAATGAATGTGGAGCAAGGTTCTATCCTTCTCTGCCACACAAGCTTTTCCCACAATATCCTTAATGGATTGTAAACCCATTGAAGTTTTGAGGAAACCCACGGTCATTTGCATCATACTGAAATCCATCTCAAAATTAAGGTAGCAAAATGAAATTCAAAATGATCTTCGAAATATATGGTGCGCTTTTAATCACACTCCCTTTTTCCGGGTTCTCTTAGAAGTCACACAAACCACGAAAGGCTAAATGAAATGAAAGCTGTTTGTTTGAAAGCTGTTTGTTCGGAACGAAAGCTGATTAGTAACTGAAAGCTGTTTTCGGAACGAAAGCTGTTTGTTTCAATATTTTATTAAAA